CTGCCCATTCATAAGGCATTCCGGTGTCCGGGTGAATGCTCGGCGGTAACACGTCTTGTGTCGAACCTGCGCGCAATTCGAATATGACCCCGACATTCGGCCATGACAGACTGACACGGCTTTTGATTGTGTCGGGGCATTTAAATATTACTTTGGCCCTGCCAGAACGTCCGACAATTTGCGGACCTGCTGCCAGAATTGCATCATAATCTATGCCAAGAGCTGCCCAGCATTGTTTGGTGCGCTCGACATCATCTATGTCTATTGCACACGTGCCGCTTGCGCTGTGGAGCAAGCCCATATTAAATGTCGGGTGCTGTTCATAGTGAATGACCGCCTGGTCTGAATCCACAAGCGCGCGCTCGACCTGTTGCCAGCCGTACGACTTGGGCGCCTTTGATCCCGCCGGGATGCTTACCAGACCCCATTGCATCTTGCTTGTGTAGAAATCTGCCCAATCACTTGTTGTCTTTTTCATAAAAATCTCCTTGGTGGGTTGACTTAATATAAGCATGGCTTACAAGTCAATGGGTAGAAAGAAAGAAAGGATAGATAAATGTCTAATGTCGCTACAATTGCGTCTGCATGGCTTGACGCTAAAAAAGCCGAAAACGCCGCCAAGGAGCGGCGCATCAATCTAGAAACTGAACTATGCGAAGCCTTCGACGTCAAGGACGAAGGCACAATTACGCACAGCATAGATGGTTTTAAGATCCAGTTAAATCAGAGGGTATCTCGCAAGGTTGATCCTAAAGCATGGGATTTAGTGCGTGATAAATGCCCGGAAGTAATCTGGCCGGTCAAGATGGTTCCGACCGTTGACCTGTCCATGATGCGCTGGTTGCAGAACAATGAGCCTGAGATCTGGGCTAATATTGCAAGAGCGTTCACAACATCCAAGCAGAAAGTAGGAGTGAAAGTAACCAATGATTGATCTCAATAGTTTATCGACACCGACGGGTCAGAGGCCCGTCATTTGCACCATTTTTGGTGAGGGCGGCATGGGCAAGACAACACTTGCAGCCATGTTCCCAAAGCCTGTGATCATCAGGACTGAGGACGGCACGGCTAGTCTTCAAGGCAATGAAAATGTGGCACTGTTTCCGCTGGCGCGGTCAAGCAATGACGTTTTCGGCGCCATTGAATCGCTGGCAGTCAACGATCATGACTTTAAGACTGTAGTGATTGATTCAATCACGCAGCTTGCAAGTATGGTCGAGCAGGAGATCGTCGAGGCCGATCCGAAGGCCAAGTCAATCAGTCAGGCTGGCGGTGGATATGGTGCTGGCTTTAATGCAGCGGCTGAAGTCCATCGGTCACTGCGAGACTGGGCCGGTAATCTGGCCTATGAGAAGAACATGAATGTTGTTTTCATCGGTCACGCCGATACTGAAACGATTGAGTTGCCAGACTATGACCCATATGCACGTTACACCGTGCGGATGCACAAGAAGGCAATTCCAAATTACACAGATAATGTTGACCTGGTCGGTTTGATTCGGCTCAAAACATTTGTGCGCGGTGATGGTGAGCGTAAACGTGCAATTAGCACGGGCGAGCGGGAGATTATTTGTTATCCGCAAGCCGCATCGGTCACTAAAAACCGCTTCGGCATCACTGATGCTATTCCGTTCACTTTTGATGGCGGAAACCCTTTTGAACAATTTGTCAGCCAGTAGGAGATAAAAATGAGACTTGATGGATTTAATGCGAGCGACTTTGCGCCAACACAAAGCTATGAGCCTATCCCGGAAGGGACTTACAAGGCGGTCATTACTGAGTCGGAAGAAAAGCCGACAAAGGCAGGTACTGGCAGCTACATGCAGCTTACGGTCGAGATCATCGACGGTCAGCACAGCGGACGTAAACTGATTGACCGGCTCAATCTCAATAACCCCAACAAGGTAGCAGTGGATATCGCGCAGCGCACCTTGTCGTCTATCTGTCGCGCAACGGGCGTAATGACACCAACTGACAGCCAGGAGCTGCACGACAGGCCGATGATGGTCAAAGTGGTTATTCGTCCGGCGCAGGGCGACTACTCTGCCAGTAATGAGATTAAATCTTACATGGCTGGTGAAAGCATTCCTGCACAGTCTGCTACCAGCAAACCAAGCTGGGCGCGTTGATATGGACTTGTCGCATTATGCAAATGCTAAGACCGTAGATGCCATTTACGAGCATTATCTCAAGACACGCGATGACTGGAGGCGTCCCCATCTGGGGGCGTCTCAAATAGGCAAAGAATGTGAAAGGGCGTTATGGTATCAGTTCCGCTGGAGCTGGGCGCCTGATCATGATGGCCGATTGCTGCGTATGTTCGACACTGGCAACCATGAAGAGGCCAGGATCGTTGCCGATCTGAGGGCGATAGGTGTCAGAGTGTGGGAGGTTGATGATGCCACTGGCGAGCAGATTAATTTTAAAAGGTTTGGTGGTCACTTTGCTGCTAGTCTTGATGGCGTAGGCGCAGACTTTCCAGAAGGTAAGGAGTCGGCGGTTCTAGAGTTTAAGACTGCCAATGAAAAGAGCTTTAAAAGCACCAAGAAAGATGGTGTAGAGAAGTCAAAGCCCGTATATTGGGCGCAGTGTCAGGTTAACATGTTACTGTCTGACCTAGACCGCTGCATGTTTGTCATGGTTAACAAAAACACTGACGAGATTTACGTCGAGCGCATTAAATATGACAAGGCATATGCTGAAAGTCTGATTGCCAAGGCAGACAAGATCATATTTTCCGACAAGCCGCTGACAAAGATTGCGGAAAGTGAAGACTGGTTTGCTTGCAAGTTTTGCGAGTATCGCCCGATTTGTCATCGGGGCATGGTGCCGGAAGTTAATTGCAGGACATGTGCCAAGGCAACTGTTGAGAAAGACGGGAGCTGGACGTGTGGCGTGAGCGGTAAGACGTTGAGCATAACAGAGCAGAAGCAAGGCTGCGATAAGCACATATACAATCCATACGGGATGCCGTGGGACGTTGTTGATGCGGGGGAAGACTGGGTTGAGTATGAGAGCGGAATCAGAAATGAAGGCAACAGCAAAGCCATTTACGCTGAGACCTTATCAAAGGTCGGCGATTGACAGCACATATGATTACTTAGCTGGCGGCAAAGGCGAGAATCCTTTGATCGTGGCGCCTACGGGCGCAGGCAAAACAGCGATCATCGCGCAGATAGTTAAAGATGCGTTAAAATGGGACGGCAGGATAATTATTCTGGCGCATGTTAAGGAGCTGTTGCTGCAAGGGGTCGATGGTCTGCGTAAGATGTGTCCAGACGCTGACATTGGTTTGTACTCTGCCGGGTTAAAGAAAAAGCAGACTGACAAGCAGGTAACATTTGCTGGTATCCAGAGCATATACAACAAGGCGGACAAGATAGGGGCAGCAGACATCATTTTGATTGATGAGGCGCATATGATCCCTCGTAGAAAAGATTCGCGCTACGGGTCGTTTCTGAGCCGTATGAGGGAAATAAACCCCAAGGTTAAGTTTATTGGGCTGACGGCCACGCCTTACAGGCTGGATAGTGGAATGTTGCATAAGGGTAAGCATGCAATGTTTGACGGCATTTCCTATGACATCAAGATCGCTGATCTGATCAATGATGGTTATTTGTCGTCTGTTGTTTCAAGGGCTGTAGATAAAGAGATTGACCTGACTAATGTCCGCAAGACGGCAGGTGATTTTAACGAGCATGATCTGGCACTGGCTGCGTCTGACCCGGAGCTAGTTGCGTCTGCGGTCAGGGAGATAACGACATTAGGCAAGGACCGGAAGTCATGGTTGATCTTTGCTAGTGGTGTCGATCACGCATATCTGGTAGCCGAAACTATCACTGACAAAGGCATTCACAGTGAAGTCATCACGGGCGAATGTGACGCGGTCAGCAGGGCTGACAAGATCGCCAGGTTCAAGTCTGGTGAGTTGCGGTGCCTGATAAATGTTAATGTTCTGACAACGGGCTTTGATGCACCTAACATTGATTTGATTGCCATATTGAGGGCCACGGAAAGCACAGGCTTGTATGTTCAGATCGTGGGGCGTGGTACGAGGCTGAACCCCGGCAAGAAAGATTGCCTTATTCTGGATTATGGCGGCAATGTCGATCGTCACGGCTTGATAGATGGATTAAGCCCCAAGAAGAAGGGCGGTGGCGGTGGTGGCGAGGTGCCCGT